CCACTAGCAATACCCGGAACATTCGGTGGCATGAACCCATCGGTCTTTATTGATCCAGATGGCGACATCCTCGTTAATGTCCGAGTCGTCAACTACATCCTCTTTCATAGCGAGAATGTGCAAATCTTTCCCTCGCGGTGGGGGCCACTTGCTTATCTCCACCCCGAGAAAGACCAGCGACTTGTTACTGAGAATTATGTCGTTCGACTCAATAGCAATTTAGAAATCATCAACTGCACTAAAGTTAAAATGCTAGAGCTTCACACTCCTATCTGGGAGTTTGTCGGGCTAGAAGATGCGCGGTTGGTGTATTGGGATGACTACTACCTCATCGGAGTTCGGCGCGACACGACAATCAACGGCGAAGGTCGTATGGAAATGTCGAAGGTCATCTTGGACAAAGAGGCGTGGACAGTTCAAGAAGTTAATCGCATACGAGTCAAAGCCCCGCAACCTGATAACTCCTACTGCGAGAAGAACTGGGTTCCGGTCATTGACCAACCTCATCGCTTTATCAAATGGCACTATCCTGTCGAAGTTGTAGATGTGCAATTAGATCAGGCGATACAGACTCACCTTTACTTTGACGGCGTAAAGCCACCGAAAGACCAGCGCGGTAGCTCACAGGTTATTCCTTGGGGCGAGCATTACATCTCGGTCACGCACGAAGTAGATTTATTCAAGAACTACCTCGGACAGAAAGACGGCATTTATCACCACCGCATAGCCGTTTATGATAAAGACTTGCGACTCATCGGCATATCACCTGAGCCGTTTAAGTTCCTTGATGGCAGAATTGAGTTTTGCGTAGGGGCGGCGCAATACGGTGACGACTTGTTGGTGAGCTTTGGCTTCCAAGATAACGCCGCTTTCGTTTTACAAGTACCCGGTCAGCTTGTGAATGAAATGGTGGCAGAGTGCTTATAGAGACTTTAATCGCAGACTTATCGCAAGACCCATTCAACCCACAACTAAACTTCAGCGTGGCGTGTGAATACGATAAGCATAAGCAGATAGCAAGCGCCGTGTCGTTCTATTTGCGAACGGCAGAATATGGCGCAGATACACATCCCGCTTTGGTGTATGCCTCACTCTTGCGCCTTGCTAAATGCTTTGAAGAACAGAATGATCGCCAAGCAACGGTGAGCAACTGCATCTTGCAAGCTATCGCCTATCTGCCCTATCGCGCCGAGGGATACTTCTGGATGGCACGATTCTGCGAGCGCCAGCGCCAGTATCAGGAAACTTATACATGGGCCGAGATGGGCTTGCACAACGGCAAATCCTTTGATGCCGAGATAGATAACGAATACACCGATTACTGCCTACTCTTTGAGAAAGGCGTGGCGGCGTGGTGGATTGGTCGCAAGGATGAAGCGGTCGCCATATTTAACAACTTGCTCACTTATGACCTCACCCCTGAATATCGGGAAGCGGTCGTGCGCAATCTTGCTTCTATTTAACAATGAATCAATAAGGAGAACACATGGGTCTGCTTGACCGCTTCGCTGCGCGCGTTGCCTCAGAGATTGTCAAAGCACCGGGATTGCCAACAGGCGCGGTTGCCATGTCTGAAGCACAACTGCGCAATAGTGTTCTTACCCAAAACTCAGGTTACGGCACACAAGTACCACTTCCACGCGACCAAAATATCGCCAATGTTCCTTTCAGCCCCGGCGTTCCACTTATCCCCGGCGCTATCAACCCGCTACAAGAGCGCGGTCGCCCCGATCCACGCCGCTATGAGTTCCTTGTTGCGCAGAACATCAACATCACCGAAACTCGCCTTGTACCGTTCAAGACCTTACGCGCTGCCGCAGACCAGATTGACATCTTGCGCCGTTGCATCGAAGTATTGAAGAACAAGATTGCCGCGCTGGAATGGGATATTACGATTACCCAAGCCGCCAGCGAAAAGATTATTGCTAACTCGGGTGGCAACCACCTTCAGGCGATGAACAAAGCCCGCGACCAGTTCGCTCCTGAGATTGACCGCCTCGTTGATTTCTGGCGTATGCCTGATGTGCAAGAAGGTTTGACATTTGCCGATTGGCTCAAGCTCTCATTAGAAGAAATCCTTGTGCTAGACGCATGGGCTATCTGGCCCCAAAAGACCGTAGGCGGCGACCTCATGGGTCTGAAGGTTCTTGACGGCTCAACTATCAAGCCACTTATTAACGACCTTGGATTCCGCCCAACACCAGAACAAGGCCCTGCTTACCAACAGATTCTTTACGGCTTCCCTCGCACAGAATTTGATGTGACGGATGATGCCCCTGCCGCCGATGGTGAGTTCACTTCGGATCAGCTTGTCTATAACATCATGAACCGCCGTACATGGACTGTTTACGGCTACTCACCAGTTGAGCGTTCGTTGATGATTGCCGATATTTACCTGCGCCGTCAGCAATGGATTCGCGCCGAATACACCGATGGCGTTGTGCCTGAGATGCTATTCGAAACCGATGCAACATTCGGTAACAACCCAGAGTTGCTTCGTGCCTATGAGAACATCTTCAACGATGACCTTGCCGGACAGACCGAACAGCGCAAGCGCGCTCGTTTGCTTCCTGCGGGTATTAAAGCAGTTCAGTTTGATGGCTACGGCGAGAAGTTTAAGGATGTCCTAGACGACTATCTCGTTACCTCTATCTGCGGTCACTTCGGCGTTATGCCTTCTGAGATTGGTTTCACCCCTAAGAGCGGTGGACTTGGCGGCAAGGGTCACCAAGACGGCGAAGCAGAGTCAGGTCAAGCTATCGGCGTTGATCCGATTTCGCAATGGCTCGGCAAGATTCTTACTAACATTTCCTACTCATTCCTCAATATGCCACGCGAGCTTGAGTTTAAGTTTATGAAGGCAGAGCGCCAAGACACCGAAGGCGTTGCCAAGCGTGACGACATCGTTGTTCGCAACGGCGGAATGACAGTTAACGAACACCGCGCTGAAGCTGGTATGCCACTTCTTGATACTCCAGAAGCCGATATGCCTATCTTCGTTGCCGGGCAGTCCGTATTCCTCTTTACCCCAGACGGCTTAGTTGCTGCTGGTACTTCACTAGACGAAAGCGGTATTCAGGACAACGAACCTTCTGCCACAGAAGCACCTGCTGAAAAGCCAGCAGAGCCAGCTCAGGAAGAAGTCAAGAAGTTCATCCGTTGGGTTCGCCGAGGCACACCAACCCGCGCTTTTAACTTTGAACATTTGGATCATGCCTACGCAGAGGTTCTAAATAAGTTCGTTGAGGAAAAAGACCTTGACGGCGCTCGCTGGTACGCCGAACGCTATTTGGGGTTGTAATGCAATGGCCCGCGCATGGCGCAACGGTTCGCATCGCTGCTAGACACGCCGACCGAATCCGTAAGGGATTTCAGAAAGCGTTTAACGCAGATGACATCGTAGAGCGTTGGTTTCACTCCCATATCGGGTCGGAATCAACAACAACTCAGCAAGCCCGCGATTGGGCGCGTATGAGTATTACACCTGACAAGAAGTATCTGCTAGATGCGTTAAAACCTCTCTATGCAGACGGTTGGGTTTTGGGAACTGTCTCAGGACAATATATGCTTCGGGGTATCGAAAAAGCACCGAGCGTAGGCGTTGTCAATTGGGATACTTGGACACCCGGTAATCAAGCCGCATCCGCACTTGTCAAGCCTAAAGGCGGGTTGCAAAAACTTCTTGACCGCCGAGGTATTGTCTTAGACGGCATCACCGACACCAAGTTGAATCGAATCGGTACTGTTTTGGGTCAGGCGCTCGCCGCAGGTATCACGCCGAAAGATGTCTCTATCCTCGTTGACCAAGTAATCAACGATCCACAACAAGCGCTTGTTATTGCGCAAACCGAAATGTCTCGCGCAGTATCCGTAGCTTCCCGAGATTTGTACGAAACTTCAGGCGTTGAGCAAGTCGAATGGCTAGTAGCTATCGGATGCGAAGATTGCCAAGAAAACGCCGATGCCTCACCGATTGGCATAGATGAAGTCTTTCCTTCGGGAGATACAGAACCACCAGCACACCCCAACTGTATGTGCGCGCTTGCGCCGTACATGGTTGATACCAGCACCCTATAAGGAGAAAACATGGCAGCACCACTTCAACACGGCACAGTAACCGTAGGCACAACCGCGACTAGCTTGTTTGTCGTGCCAACAGGTATTCGCCGCGCACTTCTATACATCCGCAACAACGATTCCTCAAAGACCGTTTATATCGGTGACGGAACTGTTACTTCAAGCGGTGCTACACAGGGCTTGCCTATCCCTGCTGCTACAACTCAGGCTCTTGAATTTACTGCCGGAACAACAATCTCTGTGATTGCTTCTGGCGCTTCAACATCCGTCTCCTATCTCTGGACAGCAGGTAACTAATGAATAAAGACTTCGCAACCTCGTATGCCGCCATTGTTAAGGCTGACAAGCAAGAAGATGGCTCGCTTATGGTTTACGGCAAGGCAACTGACGACTCTATTGACATGGACAATCAGATTTGCGATGCCACTTGGCTAGATAGCGCAATGCCAGCTTGGTTCAAGTCTGGTGGAAATATCCGTGAACAACATTCAAACATCGCGGCAGGAGTGGCTAAAGAATATGAAGCGAAAACTGACGGTCACTACATTACTGCTCATGTCGTTGATCCTGTTTCTGTTAAAAAGGTCGAGGCGGGCGTTCTTAAGGGATTCTCAATAGGAATCAAAGCCCCACGCGTTGTTCGTGACCAGAAGGCGGCTAACGGTCGCATCATTGACGGTCAGATTATTGAAGTGTCACTCGTTGACCGACCAGCCAACCCTAACGCCAAGCTCATCATGGCTAAGAGCGTTGAAGGCGAATCATCATTGGTACAGGTTGAAGAACTGCACGAATACAAAGCACCACTTCCTAGCGAGATTGTTAAGCGCGAAGTTTCCGCCGAAGAGCGTCAGCGCCTAGCGGATCGTGGAGCTGCGATGCCAGACGGTTCATACCCTATTGCCAATGTCAGCGACCTCAAGAACGCTATTCAGGCTTTCGGTCGCGCTAAGAATCCATCCGCAGTTAAGAAGCACATCATCCGCCGCGCTCGCGCATTAAACGCTCTTGATGTTCTTCCTGACGAATGGAATGTAGGAAAAGCACTAAAGGGCATCACCGCCGATAGTGTGAAGTTTGACCAAGATGCCTTCGAAGTTGCCCGCCGCGCTATCGCTCAACTGATTCAAGTTGAAGCTGGCGAAATGGGTGACGGCGAGGACGAAACCTATTCCCTCGGCCAGCTTGTTGAGGTTGCTAATCACCTCATGGCTTGGTACGCAGGGGAACAACAAGAGGGAGAAACAATGCCAGAATCAATCGAGTTGTCTGCTGCGGCTGACACGGTAAAAGAGCCTGACACAACCGCCGGATGCGATTGTGCTGGCTGCAAGTCCTGCAAGGCTGACGGTGGATGCGATGACAAGATGTGCAAGAGTCATCACATGGACGCTGAAAAGTCAGAAACCATTGACAAGTGCCTAGAGTGCGGTTGCCACAAGCCAACCGAATCTCATGGTCTAACAACAGTAACCGTTCCCGCCGCTGGCGGATCACAGGTTGCTAATGTCAGCACCGTTGATACTCTTAACACCGATGGTTCAATCAAGTCTGCTGAAGCAGACGCACTAGCCGAAGAAAAGGCTGAAGAAGTTGCCGAAATTGCAACTGACGAAGTTTCCGAAGCAGAGCCAGTAGAGGTTCTAGCCGAGGAAAAATCCCTGCTTAGTGATGATGTTGTAAACGCCATCATTGAAAAGGCCGTGTCTATGGCTACGGAATCTGTGAAAGCAGAAGTTGA